TTCACCAAATAAAGGTTCAGAATTTTCCAATAAGTCTTTTGCAGTTGTAACTTCTATTTGCCAATATGATCTTGCACCAAATTTAGTTCTTTCTACAGTTATACCTCTTTGAATTTTGGTTTCATATTTAGTTTCAATTTGTCCAATATCAGTTAAATAACTTTTTAAAGTTTCTTTAGTAAATCCTCCATCACCTTCAAAAATTGTAGCTGCGGTATCTATTGCTTTTTTTGCTATTTCAGGAATATTTTTTTCAAAAGATAAATTTCTCAAAGCACTAGCTTCTTTCAAAAGACTTTCATCTGTTTGATAATATCTGCTCCATAGTTTGACAATTCCCGGATTTTCTTCTGTTATTAAATTTAAATCAGCCTCATCCTCATCAAAAGTTTCAAGTCTTGAAAGATAAGTGTTTGCATCTTCTCCATTTTCTTTAACAGGAAAACCATTTGGTAAGATTTCTCCTCCAGCCATATCAATAACTATTTTATCTAAATCTGCTGTTTTTGGTAAATAACTTGTAATATCTTTTGCAATATAATTTTCATTGCTTGGGGTTGTTAGATTTTCAGGTGTTTCACCTTTAAATAATCCATCTACATATCTTTTGTAAAGAGTCTGTCTTAGTGTGCTTGCTTTAGAATTATATTGTTTATCAAAAAAATTAATAAAACTATTACCTTGCAACAAAGGTTGCAAGTCATTTACAAACTTTAAAAAAACTTGATCCTCTTGTTTAAACTGTTCATTATTACTTCTAGTAAAAACTGTGCTTAGATACTTAACATCATTTAAATTTATAGAACCTTCGCCTGATCTTTGAATGATACTTTTTGGTTCTGTTTCATTAGCAATTAAAAATTTATCTGTTAAATTTGTTATAGTTCCATCATAAATTTTTGAAATTATATCGGTGTTAATATCATAATTTGTATCAGTACTAAACTTTTTATTGATGATTTTGTTATTAAGTTCATCAACTTGATTATCAAATTCA